TGTGATATTGCCACTATTTGTGAATACCTTGTTGATAAATCCAACGATCACAACATTGTCATCATCACAGCTGTACAATATATTGGACTGATTAAAATTGTAATCATTATAAATTGCAGATGTTTTATCTACTCCACTGAAAGTGACCGCATCATACTGTTTGAATCCTTTCCCGATTCCCGGTGAGGATACTTTCACGTATGTAGTGGCTACTGATGTCCACTCGCTGGTATTGTTGCTCCACATCTTGATCACAACCGTGTCCTGTGATGTATCAATCCAGTACTTATATTTTTCTGTATCAGGTGCTGTATTCCCGGTATAAGTATTCGTTTCATCAAATACTGTCCCATCCAGTTTGCACAAAGATAACGTCGGTGCTGTCGTTGTAGTGACTTCATTTTCCATATGATCCACTGTCTGGTCATATGTGTTATAGATCAGCTTGTCAGGAAACACGCACAAATACGCTCCTATCATTGCAAATCTGCGCTCTTTTCCTGCGCATTCCTTTTTCAGATCACATACATACCCCTGATCGTAATAGAGTTTATTATCATCAACGAATACAACCTTATCGCACCCAAACATTCCCATCGGATTAGCTAACTGCTCTATAATCGCTCTCTTTGGTCTTACCGCCATCATTGGGAAATAGTCTGTCGTAAGATTTTTCATATCGTAAAATTCACCATCAGCGATCCTGCTGTTATGGTTATATCCCATAAATGTATTCAGGATGTTAATGCTGGAATTTTTCACGTTTAACTGTGGCAGCTGCATAACATACCCCCTATACCTGAAAACGCTGTGTTAAAATCGTATCATGTGTCCTGTACCAGTAATTGACAAATTCCTGCCAGCTCGTATTGAACATCAGCATAGAGTTTGTGTATCGATCCATTTCCTCATTGGTAAAATCAATCATGCTGAACAGATAATACTTATACAGATCTGTGTACGGATCCGGCACAAGCAGTTCTGTGTCCATATCCGTTTTTTCATCGTATTTCTTATAATTAAGTGCTGCGATACGCTCATCTTCCTCTCTCATGCTGAAAACCTCTGTTATAAGCTTTCCTTCTACCGTATTGAGCCATCCGATCAGCACATTGTCTTCGAATTGATGTGGTTTTAGTTCCCCGACCATCGTTATAAGTTCATTTACCGTCATAGTTTCTCTCCTTAAAAAAAGAGGACACGGAACTACTCCGTATCCCCTTTCCGTTCTAGGCAAATCTTTTGGTTGCTTCTTCCATTCTCTCAATGGCAAGTTCATCCATTCGTTTCATGTTTTCAAGTACCTCTACAACATATTCTGGCACTTCCACTTTCTCGCCTCTCTTGATCTGGAAGTTTTTTCCATTTACGGACACAAAGACATCGTCTCTTTCATTCTTATTTTTTTCGATCTTAATAGGAATCATTCTGACTTCTTTTTTGGAAATGTTCTCATTGCTTGGAGTATTAGTTTTCGCCTTATACTCAGCTAAAGCTGCTTTTACTGCCGCTTCCTTTTCTTCCTCTGCCTGCTTTAATGCTGCTTCAACAGCAGCTTTCTTCTCAGCTTCTGCATTGGCAAGAACTGTTTCCAATTCTTCTGCTGTGATCTGCTGTGTATTTTCTCCTGTTTTAGCCATTAGTTTGCCTCCTCATTCTCAGACTCGTCCGAACATGATTCAATACGAACCATATACTGCTCTACAAGTCGTTCTGATACCTTTGTGGCTTTCCAGCCTACGGTTGCCCTCTGATTCAATGGATCTTCTCCAGCACCTAACTGTTTGATGATTGTCTGCAAACCGCCTCCGGTAACCTTTGTAGTTCCGTACGCACCGCTACCGACTACAACAGTGGAATAGACTGCCAGTCCATCTGCGCATCCGTCCTCAGTTCCTTTCCATACCTTTGCATTGGAAGATTCCACGAAACGGATTCCTGCAATCTTTCCAATCTCGCCTTCATAGATCTGTTCCGGATTCTTATATTTTGTAATGTCAATCCATCCCTCAGACATCATGATGTCAGCCGAGCATGACGGATGGATGATTGCAACATAGCTTCCATCAATCCTTGGTGCATGCATCTTTTTCAGATATGCTGCAACCTTGAAGAAAATATTCTTGTCAAGTTTATCCGCTTTCGTCAGCTGTGCTCTTGAAGTCTTTCCATTCATGTAGAATACTGCTGTACCACCACAGAGAACATCTCTTGTGATGCAGTCTAACGTAAGTCCTGCCTGTGAACCAAGCTTCTTTGTAGCCTGAATTACGTTATTATCAATAGCTGTAAGTGTGAGCATATCCGATAAAGTAATATAATCTCCGTACTGGTCTACCGTTGCTGTGATCTTTGTCACGTTCAGTTTGTTTCCTTTTGGTGTGACACCTTCTGTCAATGGAGTAAGTGCAGGTTTTAAGTTGTCATACTTTCTGAACTCAATTGTTTTACCGCCATTTTTCGGAATATCATAAGTATCTGCGAACTGGTCATGTACAAGCTCAGGTCCGGCAATATCGATCAGATAATCGCTGTAATATGTTTTCATTTCCACAGACATTCCATCTGATCCGGTTGTCTGTGTGTTAGGTTCTGCAAATAACTGTAATCTTAATAATAAAAATCTTGCTTCTTTTGCTTTCATAGTTTCCCTCCGTATATTACGGACGGAGTCTACCACTTGATAGTTTCTCCTTCCGCAACTCTTCTCGCAATCTCAGCACGATCCGCTTTGGAAAGCTGAGATACATTTGCTTTTACAATTGCGCCTGGCTGGGAATTGACAGCTCCTTCTACCGGACGTGATGCCCTTGCCTGAATATTCTTGGCAACCTGACTACTGACATTCTTTGCCGTAGCCGCCATTGCACCACCTAACATCTCATCAAAATGCATTGCTTTATATGCTGCTTCCACTGAAACACCATTCTGTAGTTCCTCTTCAAAAGAGAAATTAGAAAGCCCGTATTTTTCCTTTAACTCTTCGCCCTGCTGCATCCAGTCCTGATATGTTTTTTCGCCTTTCTGTCTGGCTTCCTGCTGCTGCAATGCCAGTCTCAGATGTTCGTTTTCTGATTCCATCTTCCTGTACTCTTTGTACTGTTCCACTGACATTCCTTTTTTTGCAGCTTCATCTTGGAAAATAGAGTCATCCTCCTGGATAGCCTTTGTAAGTGCATCAATATTGCTCGCATCTACGCCATACTTTCTGGACATCATATCAATGATCGGCTGCATTTTTGCATTCTGATCCTGTAATGCCTTGGTATCTCCGATACGTCCCTGCACGATCTTCTGTACACGACTATTAAATTCATCTTTATAATCGCCTTTGATCATGTTTTCAAACTGTACGGATCTTTCCTCTGTTTCTTTTGTTGTGACTGTCTTTTCTGCGCCTGGCAGTTTCGTTTGTGCTGAGTAGTCGTCACTCGCATCCTGCTTTCCGTATACTACATTCTGCAGGTTATTACCTTTACGACCTTTTACTGTTGGGGTAGCGACTCCCTGTGTGTTTTCTGCTGTTGTACCTTCTCCTGCTGATGTGCCAGCGCTTGCTCCATCATCAAATGTCTGAAGGTTTAATAATAATTTTTCCATTTCTATCGTTCCTTTCCGACGTGTCAGAGGATCATTCCTCGTTGTGCTCACTATAATTTATTCTAAAAAACCTGTGCCCCCCTTTTTAGGGAAATATTTTCAGAATAATTTTGTTGTAAAGCTTCAAAGCCTGTTAAAATTGTCTCGTATGCAGTGTTTACGGCATTATCTCCACCAGAAAATTCTATAAAAAGTTTTCCGTTATCTTCCTCATACACCACATTATTTACCTGTTTTCTTTCTTTCAGGATAAGCAGCTCATTAATCCACGTATATCCAAGTATCGATACTGCGGCACACACGATATCATTACCGTATGTGCCATATCCTGCATGTCCCTCAATATGTAAAATGTGTCTGTCTCCATTTTTTTCTACCGTGATGTTTGTCATTTTCTGCTCCTATCTTGGTGAGGTTGCATTACGTGCAGCACTAGCCGCCTGTGTTGTCAATGATCCCCTGCTCTGTGTTGTTGTTCCACCTTTTGTATCAGTTCCGCTCATCGCCGCTGTACTCGCTACATCTGGTGTCTGTCCTGAAAGATTTGTTCCGTTCTGTGCATCCACCACTGCGGTCAACTGCTGCACCATCTGCTGCAACTGCATTACCTGTGCAAACAGTGTCTGATTCTGTTTGATCTGTGCAAGTGTTTTCTCTTTTCCATCAAATTCCATCATATTCAGGCATGCGATAGCTGCATCTGCATTTGCAGGTGCGAAAAATCCTGCTGCATAGAAATTCAATGCCATTTGGTTTTGCGATTCCTTACTGTAAGCACTCTTTTTTGCTGGTCTGATCTCTGTGTCGAAAATTGGTAATCTGTTTCCGAGATCTATTTCAAACGCCTGCCCCTGTTCTCTTGGTAAAAGACCAGAATTATCAAAATCCACAAAATCCTGTTCTCCGTCATCCCCTGTGATTCTAAAACATCTTTCTTCGGTATAGAACTGTCGAATAAGCTCGATCACCATCTGGACAACATGTGCAAACGCCCGGTATGCGCTCTTATTGGAATCCCTTGCAAGTTTTCCTGCCGCTTCCTGCAATGATGCAATACCGGATGCACTGGTGACAGAGGATGCCTGCCCCTGTGATGATGCAGTATTTCCGGATGTGTCTTTTAATTCCTGTATTTTATTATTCAGCACTGTCACATAGATACCATGCAGTGGTTTTCCCTCTAATGGACGGTATGCATTTTCTCCAAGATTTCCATTCGCATGTACCAACGTACATGACGGATCGCTAAACTCTTTCTCATTGATCCCTGCTGCGTCATTAAAGATTGCCCTATTTCTTGAATTAGACAATGCATTATCAAGAATAGCCTGCTGCATTTTGTCTATATATGCCTGACAGTCCTTCATGACATCAATATCAGAGAATCCGCATAACATCCCTTCCTCCGGATACATCGTGTCAATAACAAACGGATACATCCCATGCCTATAAAATCCTTCTTCACGCATCTGTGGATCATTCTCTGATGCAAAAAGTACCTGTCCATTGCAGAACTTGCAGTATTGCAGAATTGTTTTTGTCTGCGGTATGCCGTCCTTGTCATATCCACTCACATGCTGTTTATAATACCAGTCGACAACTGCTGACTTTTCTGTCGTATCCACCTGATCATCATATATATATTTATTCACATCCAATTCCGGGTAGTTTCCAAGGCTCTTCAGGTTTGGATAGTTTTTCTTCAGCTCGTCATTGTCTACTAACGTCACATAAAAGACATTTGCAGAATCCTGTATGTCTGTGATTCCTGACTGCCAGAACAGATTAATGATGTCACATTTCTTGATACTGATATCTCCCAGCCCGTTCAGTTTTGTATTATCCCAACAGATACTCTGCGCAGAGCTTCCTGCTTTGAGCTTGTACCAGCCGATATCGCTATATACCTGCT